TTTGTTCCGATCATAGCGGCACCCGTTGCCTCCCCTGTTTTGGCTATCCCGAAAAACTAAAGCTAATGAAAATCGTTCTAGACTCCGATGATCTGAAAACGGCAGTGATTGCATGGCTGCCGAGTCAGGGCCTTTCCGCACCACCGAACGCCGTTTTTGATATCGATGAAAAGGGCAACGTTACAGTTCCCGTTTTACGTTTACTGCCCAGCCCGGGGATCATCACCCCGCTGATTCCGTTACTGCCACAGGTGCCTACGGGGATCCTGGCAATCCCTGCCCAGCCGTTCAGCATCACCGGGGGATTCACATGGTTTGGACGCAACCCATCGGGCAGCGATGACACCGGGGATGTTGACTCTAAAGGACACGATTTGCTGGGTGCATTTGGCGACGATTGCCACAATGAAACCCTTTGCGGGCTATCGATCCCGATTCCGATTTATGAGGCAACCATTGTGCCTGTGAGCGGTTCCAAATCGCAGGCAGTTGCTGATGTGAAAGCCCGTCGATACCTGTTTGGTATCTGGTGCCACCTGACAGGCCGATATGTTGGCAAAGTGTGGCTAGTCGATTTGGGCCCGAATGCAAACCTGAATCGCCCGGGTGACATGACCTATAACCTGGCAACACAATTGGGCCTGAAAGATAACGCAATCTGCACCTGGGCCTGCACTGACACCCTGACAGGGCAATTTCTGGAAATCAAAGGGTGGGATTATGCCACTGGGAAAAATGCCTGAACCCGATGAACCCGATGAACCCTGCGATTGCCTCTATTGCCGCCCTGATTTATTCCACTGGGACATGAACAGGGGATGCGAAAGCGGAAACGAGGCAATCACAAGCCCCGATGGTGGGAATACTGTTTGGGTGTGATCATCTGCGGGATTGCCGCCCTCTTCTATCTGATCACGATTGCCGCGGCATTCTGGGCCGCCACTGGCCACTAACAGCCGATTTAAGGCCCCTGTGATCGCTGCCCGCCACATTGAGCCGCGGCAGCGATCAAACGCGATCCTGGCTTAACTGTGCTGATCTGCCGGGGTGATTTGAGCCTGGGATGATTCGGGCTTTCCACCTGTCCGATCCCAGATCACTTTCTGGAAATCGTTTGCCAGCCTGCGGCAGTGCCCGCCCATTTCCACCGTCAATGCCATTGCCTGAATTGGATCATCCCTGCCCAGGCAATCACAAACGGATTTGATCGAATTTTTGATCCGCTGAATTTTTCCTGTGATGTCTTTATTCATCGGGATCAAGAATGTATTTGAGGTTTCGCGATCGGCGGGCCCGACTAACGATCACCATCAACCTGCGATCCTGCGGGGTTGCCTGCTTGAACTTTTCGGTTTCCGATAATCGAACCATCGGGCAACGTTCCCTGGCTGCCTGCACCAGTTTTTTGCCTACCTCTTCATCAACGATAACAGGCGTTTTGTGAGGGTTGATGCCCTCCCGAGCAGTCAAGAGATGTTTCATCGGGAGATCATCCGGGCAGCAAAAACCGTTGAAAATTTCGATCGCCCAAAGCGTAGGCTGACATTGCGGCAGCCACCCTGCCCATCAGAATGGCAATGCCCGCGGGATCGGCATCAAAGGTTTTGATGTTCGTTTTCTGGATCCCCAGTTTCAATCCGTAGGCAACCCCGCCCTCATTGGCGCAAAAGTAGAGAAATTGCCAGTTGCAAGCCAGCCTGCGAAAATGCACTTCTCTGAAAATCTGATCCACCGTGAAATGGATTGAACTGTTTTCGTTCCCATCCGTCAGGATGGCGATCAGCACCCGGGGTTTAACCGCACCCTCTGCCTCATCATACGCTTTGCCGATCACCTGACACATTTTGCCGATGGCATCCAGAATGGCTGTTGCGCCATTAGGCCGATGGGCCGCGGGATCCAGGGGTTCAACCAATGCCAGCGGGGTTCGAGTATGAATCGGTTTCACTATCCCGTTGAACAGGGATGAACTGAAACGGGCATCAACACCCGGGGTGCGGGGTTGCGTGGATAGCAGCATGTTAAACCCCCGCACCGCAACATCCCAAATCCCCTGCATCGATTCGGAACAGTCCAGGGTAAACCCTAATTCCAGGGGGCTGAACGCTTCCAGGGCTTGCCCGATCGGGTTCAGCTTGGATTGCACATATTTCCGCTGGGAACGTGCAGGATCGGTTCCCTTTAGTTTTTCTTTCTGAGTATAGGTTGGCATACCGTTTTTCTTTTCTTTTTCTTTTTCTTTTTCAGGAAGTTAAAGGGGTTCGGACATTTGGCGGGCGGGGAACCCAAAAATCCGCCTTGTCCCTTTAGGGCCCACAGGGCCCACCACCCCTTTAGGGGTGTGGTGGATGGGCCCAGCCCTAATAGATCCAAAGGCTGTTAAGGCCCACAAATGACAGGGCCCATAAACAAAATAACAGAGTGGGCCTGTGGGCTGTCCTATGGGCTGGGTTGTGGGCTGGGTTGATTCCATTTTGCAGCATTGCGTGGGCTCAGTTGATACAACTGGGTAGGAACGATCAGGATGATTTCCCCCCGATCTTTCAGATATTTGAGCCTGCGTTTAAACGTGGTTTTGGCTGCCTGGGTGGCTTTCAGCAGATCAGTGAACCCGATGCCCCCTGTGTTTTCCGCGGCAGACACTGCCACCATTATCTTTTCATCGATCACCGAGCCCCCGGGCCGCCCAGCGTTTTTGATTGGCTTTAAATCTTCAGGATCAAGGGCATCATCCCGAACGAAGACAGGGAACACCCGACGAACCACAAAGGGTTCAACGGGTGCGAATGATCGCTGCACGATGTTCACCGTGAAACATTCGCTTTCACGATGGGCAGTGAACATGATGAGGGTGTCGGGATCCCGCCCGAACGATCCGCCACCCGCCATTCGGTCCAAAGGATCCTTTGCCGCCTGATTGCCTTTGCTGAAGTGCTGAGTGTAAAGGAAGGCTGCCGCTGCCTCTGTGGTCAGCCGATCGAAGGGCCGCAACACCTTTGCAATATCCGAATTCGAATTTTCGTCATACCCCGTCAGGGCTTTATAAATCGGATCGATCGAAAATGCCCCGAACGTGTTCGAATAGAGGATTTCGTAAATCACTTCCTGCACCAGTTCCAGGCCGAAATCGACGAACTGCCCGCGTAATGGCACCATTCGCATCAGGCCGAACGGGTTAGCCAGCTTGTAAACGTTGGCGATCAACTGCAGTCGTTGCCGCAGATCGTACCTGATCAATTCGAAATCGAAATTAACCACTGGGATTTTCAAGCAATCGAAACCCAGATAGGGCAACCCGTTGGCAAGGCAAAACAGGCAGTGCAACAGGTTCCAGCTTTTGAACATTTTGCTACCACCCGAAAACGATAGTCTGCCGCCCTGATACAACACCCCCCTGATCAATTGGGCTGGGGGGTGTTCGGGCAAATCTTCAACCTGAATCGGTGTCAGGATTTTGATCAGTTCATCCCGTTCACTGCTGGCTTGCCCCCGTTCATATTCCGCCCAGCTTGCAGGCCCGACACTGACAGCTAACAGTTCCTGCCGCCCGATCCCGTATTGGTTGCCCTGTTCATCGTAAAGATTCCGCGGGACACCCGGGCAACGGGAGTACCTCGAGGGATTTTTGTTCTTAACGTCCAGATCCCAGGCAGCAAACTTGTCCCAAACGATTTCCCGCCTAGCCTTGAATTCGTCGAAATCCGCGGCATCAATCCGCACCCAGCCATGAATGGATTTATCCCCCGAATCCAGAATGACACTGATAGGCAGGCCCGAATCGATCAGGGCATTGTACTGACTGATTTTCGGGATCCGTTTTCCGTTGGAATCCAAATCGAATTCAACTAGAACATGCCGAAAGGCTGTTACATCCTTATCGGTTTTGCCGCCTGGGCACATCGGATTGATTCGAATATAGAGCCCGTCAGGATCCCGATAGATTTGGTCGATCGATTTTTGGGCAGTCCGTTGCTGCCACCGTTCAACCGATAAGACTTCCCCGCCACCCGGGCGACGCAACCCGCCCGCATCAAGAATGATCCCTGACAGGCTGACATATTCCCCGGGCAGGAAACAGGCCCCTAGGATGATCCCGAACCCGCCCTGGATCGGATCGGGCAAGGTGCGGGCATTGGATCCCGCGGCCGATCCCGCGGCCGATCCCGCGGGGTTGCTTGAAGGTGCGGGCCGCGGGCCTGGGGCCACCTTTGTATGGCTGCCGTTGCCGTTGCCCCCAGGATTGCCCGCAGGCTGGCGGACAGGCCCATCATAGCCACTGTCAATCGTCTTTCGGCATTCAGCCTCTGAGAGCCCATCAGCCATGCCCCTGGCGATCAGCCTGGGTTCAGCTTCAGCCTGCGAATAGCCAGCATCCCTGAACTGCTGGGCTGCATGATACAGTTCAGGGTTCCGATTTCCTTTGCCTGCCCCATGCGCCAAATAGTCCAGGGTGCGTTGAGGCAGTAATCCTTTGCCGCTGGGATTCCGCGGGCGATTCTGGGTGTATTTAGGCATCGGGGGTGCCGATCCTTTTTGCCTGTTCCAGCAGTTCAACAGTGGCGGGCCCGGGCACCATTGCCTGCTCTCTGCTTGCCGTTTCGATCCAGCTTTCCAGAAAGCTAATCAGTTTTTTGATCAGCTTTTTCAGATATCTGTTTTCCGTCCGCAAAGTCTTCAGTTCGTTCATAATTTTACTGCTGTAAAAACCCTTGAATTTGTTCGGCAAGTTTGGCCCATTTCTCTGCCTTCTCATCGGTTTCGAAAATCCAATCCAGGGCCCAAAGCAAGTAGCTGGGGGAAATGTCTTTTAACTGTTCGCCTTTATGTTTGCCCCAGGGAAAAACACAGGTGCCAAAATCGGGCCTGGAATAGATAGGGGGCCCAGATCGACCGTTGCCCAGGCCCCCTATTAACTCTTCTGATGTCACCCCGCGGTTTCGTAAGGATCGCAACAACATCACTGCGCTATTGTCTATCTCCCCGGGGTGCGCTGCCTTATCCAGAGCCAGGGCAATCAGCTTGCATTCAATCTCTGTAAACACTGGGTGCCCCCTTAGTCACTAATCAGCCACCGATCGCTTGCAGTGAATCCCTTTAGGCCCGCAACTGACTGGGAATTTATTCGGGTGCATCAGGATCTGCACTGTTTTGGATGCCCAGGCCCGCAAAGGTTCTTTGTTTACTGCATCCTGCAACGGCTGCCCGTTTAATTCGTTAATCAGGATATCACCGAACCTGCCCCATTTTTCGATATCCATGATTTGGGCGGGCAACAACCCAAACTGCCCGGGGTTGTCGCAATATACGCAGATTCCCTGATTGTGTTCTGGAGTTGTTGAAAGCATAGGTATGCATAAGGATTTTGCTATCTGTCCGTTGGTTCTGGCAGCGATCCGCCTTTCAATACGGGATGTCATCGGGTTCACCCAGTTCGTTATACCCTACCTTTTTGGTGCCTGCTGAACTTGCCCCTGCCGCGGCAGTAGTGCCCGCCCGAGTGGTGCCCGGGGGCAGATAATGTTCAACCTTATTCCGTTTCCGCCCTTCGTAATCATCAACGTACAGGCTGCATCTGCCTGTTCGCCCCAGGCACTGATCAGAAGTGAATTCGACTTCTTCAGTGCTGTTGATCACTTCCCCAGTTGCGATTCTGAATTCATCGATTTTCCAAATCGCTTTGCCCTCATCATCGAAAACCAAATTATCGACGACGATAGGCCCGTCTTTGATTTGCAGAGTAAGAACGATCATTTCGTTCCCCTTTTTGCTAGTCTCTTCTTTAGCGTTTTTCACGGTGAAATCGTATTCACCTTCAGGCACTGCTGGTGCCGCATTTTGTTTGTATGTTGGCATAAGTATTCTATTGATTTTTGTTTGCTAGGGGATCAGGGGGTTTACCAGAACCTGATCAAAGGTTTGGGTTTAGAATCAGTTTTAGAATCAGCTACTACTTTTCTCTGCGGGGTAGCTTTCCGCATCACTCCGAGCCGATCGGCAACCTGCCAGGTTAGCCACAAATCATTTTCCAGATAGGCCCGGGCCTTATCAGGTTCATACCGTAGCAGTTCACTGAACTGGGCCCCTGAACCCTGTTTAGCGGGCAACCCCAGGAACACTGCTAGATCAGACAGGCTGATCATTTCCCCGCGGAAATCGGTTCCCCGCCAGATATCCATCAGATCAGTGAACCAGTTCGATAGATATCTGCCGCCCTCAGTGATCCCGTTCGGAATCGGGATCTGCAGAGCCCAGGCCCGCCGAATCAGGAAGGGCAGATCAAACAGGGTGATATTGAACCCGAACCAATGGCTACCCGCCCAGGCGACAGATTGACTGAAGAAATCGAAAAATTCCCGAATCAAAAGCTTTTCATCGGGATCAATCATCAACTGCTTTTCAATTTCGCTGGGCCCGATGATCCCGATTGCCACCACCTTGCCAGTGACAGCAGACAGGGCCGCCCGCCGATAGAAATTGCGTTCATGGTCAGTCCTGGCTTTTGCGATCTTTTCCGCCCGCTTATCAGCCCCCATGTTGCCAGTCTTCACATCCTCTTCATTAAAGGGCGGGATGATCAGCGACAGGGTTTCGGAATCCAGGGGGCTCGTTTCGATGTCGAAACAAAAATTATTCATGATGCCGCCCGCCCCAGGTTAAACTTCCGATTCAGGGAACATGGGCCCGTGCCCGTTCTCTTCAGATAGCCCCAGGGAATCGCCAGGGTTCGGTTCTGGCAGGGGTTCACCTGGGTTCCCGCCATTGGTGGGTTCAGGTGCCGCGGGCGCCCAGGTTGGCACTGGCGAATCATAGAAAGCCTTTACTGCTCGCCCGAATGTTCCCCAGTCCAGGGGCATCTCGAATGGCAGATTGAACCTGTTTTTGGCATCGAAGGCTGGCCGATGCTGGCTGAACATCAGCCGCACCCCATCACCGATCCCCCGGGCACTGGTTTTCGATAAGGTTTTGACGTTAGCCTTGAAGGTTGCGAACAGAACGCAATCAACAGCCTGCCGCACCACTGCCGCGGCATGTTCATTGATCCCGATAATGTAACGTTCATAGGCTGCCGAATGGCTGGGATCATCGAACTTTTTGATTTTCGAATGGGCAATCAGGATCACATGAAATCGCTGGGCTAACCCTGCCAGTTCGTTAATCACTCCCCGCCAGATTTCGGCTGCTCTGACATAGCCTTTGCCATATCCCTGTTCATATTTTTCGATGGTTTCAACCTTGCCCTCTGCACAAACCTGTTTCCAAATCAGGGGTTCTAGCCAATCCAGGGAATCAACGATAATTGACTCGAAAGGGTGGGGTTGATCCCGCAGGGCCAGGGTTTGGCCAATGTATTGGCCGATCGATTTAGGTTGCGGCAAGCGGGCAGCCTCTAAAGTGAAACTGCCTGATTCAGTGCCGATAAATACCGGGTTCGGCGCACTGGCACCAAAGGTTGATTTGCCTACTCCATCAGGCCCGTAGAGGCAAACGAATATGGGTTTGATCTGCCGCCCGTATGTTACCCCTGCCAAGGCACCTGTTAGTTCTGGGTGTTCCATTTCGTTTCCTGCGGGGGATGGGTTGGCATCGTGAACCCGTACACATGCGAAAAGGCAATGAATACGAATACAATAATTAGTAAGGTAGTTTTCATGTAAGATTTAGTTTCAAATTCGTTCCCGCCTGGGCCGCCCGTTGATGTCGGTTTCCCGTTGCAACATTCGATGAGGATATGAGCGGGCATCCCGCAGATAGGCCCGGGCTTGCATCACCATCAGGATTGTCACTGACAGCAGGATTGCTGACAACCCGACTAGCAATCCCGCACCCGCTGCCAACCAAAAGAACCAATCCATTTCGTTCATAAAGAAATCAGTTTTAAACCCTTTTTAGCTGCCTCTAGGGCAACCATTTCACTCAATTCCATTAAGGCGTTATTGGCACACAATTCATGATTCGGATTTTTAGGAACTAACACTACCCCGCGGGCCCTTAACTTTTCCCCCGTTCCATCACAAGTGATGCAATAAAAAACGGTCATATACGGGGGATCCTGAAAATCCGAGCATCCCGCCACAACCCCGACACCTTTTTCTTTTTTGCACATTCGCAGGGTGGGCACGGCAGAATTCCAAACATCTAACATTTTCAACAGATTGAATGCCTCTGCCCCGGTCACTGGAAAACTAGCAACACAATGATTGCCCATCGAAACGAACCCATCGAAAAACTTCTCCAGGCTCATCGGGTTACCCCCAGTTGAAAAAATTGGGTTGCCAGTTCGATTGCCAGCCGCATGGCTGCCCCTTGAACCCGTTCTTCGATCACATAGGCAGCCGTGTTCCCGCAGGCCCGCAACCGATCGATTTCCTGTTCCTGTTCACGGGTTAGGCCGCGGGGTGGCACCTTGAATTCAATAAACATCACCCGATTATTTTTCGAACATTCGAAATCAAGGTGTCCTTTCTTGATCGTCGATTTGCGATCCATTGCGGCATGGGTGCAGTAAATGTTGTGAGAAAAGCAAAACCCCAGCCACTGATTATGAATCGTTTTCTCAGTGTCCCTGTTTTGCTTGTCGGTGATTTCCGCTCTCGTTCGTCCCGCCTTCCCCAGCCGTTTACGTTCGGCTGGGTTCATTTTGGATAGGACCGCATCTTTCAGAATGATGGGATTGATTCCCATGATGGTTTATCCCCCCTTTACTGCGTTGGCTGGGGCTGCATCCAGATCAAGGGAAGGATGCCCGTCGATGATATGCTCGATTTTTGCCGCCACCCGTTTGCCGAATCGGATCCCTGATTTACAAACGATTTCCCCGAATTCGTTCGGTTCAACCTGATGAGTGACAATGATTCGCATCCTGTCTTTTTCATCCCGCAATTTGTACGCATCCTTAATTCGATCAGCTAACAATTCCCCTGTGTTAGCCTTCAACTGATCCACTACTGCTTGTTCGTTTAGTTCCTTTTTCATTGTATTAGTTTTCTAGGTCTTGCCTTTCGCATTGGCCGAAGGATTTTCACTCCGGGGGTTTGCTGCTGTTCCCACCACTGCATAAAAATCATTCGATTAAATCTCCAATGCAGGCCCTTACCCTTTTTATTGCCTTTGGTTCGGGCTGATGGTTTGAATGCCCCGGGGATCAAACCTGCCTGGGCCTGATCACAAATGCTGCGAATACTGAGGCCCATGATAGCTGCAACCTCTGTGGTATTCAGTGCCCGCTGGGTATGATCTAAGAGAACGGGGTTGCCCATGAAGCAAACGCTAGCTTTGCGTTTTTTGCGTTCAACCCGGGGTGCGGAAATGGCAGCTAAACGGTAGTTAAACGGCAGCTATAGGCCAACTAAACGGCAGCTATTTAGTTTTTGCTTTAGAAGGCAATGGCGGAAATTGCAGCACTGAATCAAGATCGATCACTGCCGTTAGCAGTGCCTTTTCTTGATAGGTGAATCTCCGAATAAAACACCTGGGATCCAGGCGGGACATTTCATGAAAGAGCCCTGCCGCCCGAATGAGAATCAGGCGGGCGTATTCTGGGCTCATCCCAACAGGCAATTTTTTATTAACGTGCAACCCGCACCCTGAACCGATGCGATAACGGGCATCAGCTTCAAGATCAGTGCACGAATAGCCTGCGGGCAGCCCCCCTATCGGGGGCACCTGGGGCATTTGCGCAACCTTAGAGAAAGGCTAAGGGGGCTAAGGCTACTCCCTGAAAACCCGTATGAACTGCAAACGGTTCAGGCTGATTGAAAGGAAAATATCAGGGCTGGATGTCCCGCCCTCTGCCGAAAAAACAATGTTCGGGGATTTCATGGCTGCCGAAAGTCTCTTTTCTAAGTTTTCATTTTACAACGATCGCTTGCCTAGGGCTACTCCCCCGCCTGGGCAGGCATTACATTTTCAGGGGGTTTAAAGATTATAAAATTTGTAACTCTTTGCAATAGGAATAAATTGGCAAACAATGGCGATTTGCCATAAATACTTGATCCCTGCTATGTTGCATTGGAGCTAAAAAAAACTTATTCACCGCTTGTTCACAATGCCCAGAAAATCAGATCCTCAAACTCAGCAGATCCAATTAAATATCGGCACCCTGAAAATGGGGGTGGCTGACATAGGGAAATTCAAGGCAGCCCTGAAATATTACGGGTGGGAATCAATCGCCATGTATTTGCGGCAGGCTGCCCTTGCCTTGATCAGGCACCATGCCGCGGGCGAATCCATCATGCAGCCACTGCGGTTCCATGTTTGCCCCCCCATCTCACCCAGACCCGGGCAACGACAAAAATACGGGCACGTTTTGGCATCAGTGGCAGCCGATCAAGTAGACAGAGAAAACAACAGTGAAAGCTGAATTTTATGCCTGATGCAACAAACGGAGGGATTGCAAACATCCCCGTTGAGATCCGCCCATTATCGGATCCATCCCCGCTGACCACATCACAGATTCAACGGGAAGTGAGATCGGTTCGGGAAATCTTAGAGCAGCAAATCAACGGCAATGATCGGGTGGTTTCCACCCGTATCAACGGGATGGATAAAGCGATTGAACTAGTGCAAAAACGCACCGATGAAATCCCCCTGCTAGTGAAAGAACAGGTAGGCCAGTTGCAAGCCCTTCATGAAGGGATGTTCAAAGCAGTAGAAACCCAGTTCAGGGAACGAGACACACGGGTTGAGCAAACCAAAATTGACGGAAACAAAGCGATTGATGCCGCCTTGCAGGCTGCAAAAGAAGCAGTGGGAAAAACCGAAATCGGGTTTACAAAACAGATTGATGCCCAGCAGGTTGTGATCAACACGATGGCTGAAGGTTTTGACGGCAAAATCGGGGATATTAAAGACTTAATTTCCAAACTCGAATCCCGAATGCAGGCTGCCGAATCATCCAAACAAACTGCCAGCGACACCCGAACTGAAGGGCGAATAAGCCAGGGGGCAGTGATTGGATATATTTTCGGGGCAATCGGGGCAGCGGGGATGATTCTTTCTCTGGTGTTGACGCATACAACACATTAAGAACCCTTTCCCAGGGGGTGGGGCATAGAATCGGCAGACGTTGCCGAAATCACTGAACACCTGCCCCCTGGGAACCTTCCTGCGAGCCCGCCTGGGCCGCCCCGGGCCGCCTGATCACCACCCGGGTTCATTCACCCTTATGAATCAACATCACTGGCCCACGGGGATCCTTGTAAGTGGGATCAGGGCCAACATTCATTTCAAATCGCAGAGGCAACCTGATGTGTTCCCCCCGTTTCCGATGCCGTGTGATTGCTAATGCGCATTGCCGCAGGATGTTGGCGATCGAATCAATCCCGTAGAATTCCAGGGATTCTAGGAATTCGTCTGCATCCCGCTTTTCCAGCTTTAGCGAACCTACGCTAATTAACTTCTTTTTTGCTGTTTTGGGCCTAGGCATTGTGTGTAATGGAATTTATTACAAGGTTATAGCGATGAATAGCAATTTATGGATTTTCTCCTTTTTTAAAGCATACGTTCCTGCCGGGGATATTGCTTCAATATTTTTTTTACTTTCCGAAAAATCCTAAAAACCCACAGGAACCCACTTAGAACCGAATGGGAAAACCCCTAGGAAAACCAAAACGGGCAACCCATTTGCTGGATTGCCCGTTTTCTGGCACTCTAGAAGGTGCTCTTACCCCTGATCCCCTGGGGTAGCTGGCTGGGCCCCCTTATGGGCCGCCCAGCGGTCCCGACGTTGCTTGTTTTTTTGCGCTTTGGAAAGTTTTTTGTGTCCCGCCCATCGGGCCTGCCCGCCCGCCTGGGCCCGCTTTTTGGTATCCACTGCCGCGGCAGCAGCCTGCCCGCCCTTTTTGCCGATCGCTGACAAGTATTCGGTGATGCTCATTGCTGCTGCCCCGTGATTGTGTCCATTGTGGCATCTGCCTTGAAGGCTGCCGCCTGGGCAGTGTGCACAAACTCTGCGATGTCGCTGGGGTTTGTGTAGCCCCAGCCCACCATGATTTCAGCCAATTCCTGAACGATTTGGGGTGAATCAGGGGCATCACCATAGGCCCGCCAGGATGCGGCATTCACCCTGCCGAAATCGGTGGCGTATTTGATGATGTAGGCGTGATCTGCCGCAGTTTCCTGGGCCTGCAGTGATCCCGCACCCAGGAAGGCGATTGCGAATAAGAAAGCGATTTTCATATCAATAGGTATCGGTTCAAACCCGCTAAGCATTAGGACTATTCTCACCCATTGTGTAAATACACAAAAACCCCCGCTGCCTGCGGGGGTGATTAGTTCCAGGGGCCCAGGGGGCCTGAGAGATCCTTATTTCAAGGCTTGTGTTAAAATTTGGTTCGCAACATCAACCTGGGAAAACAAAGGCTGCATGGCATGTAAAAACTGAACCACCAAAAACGAAACCAACCCCACCACCCCACCGATCGCTAACAAGTTTATTTTCATACCCATAGTATCGGTTCTAAGCGGGCAAGCATTAGGACTATTTACACCGTTATGTAAAGACACAAAAAAACCCCCGCTGCCGGGGGTTGCTTTGCTTGGGGTTTTCACTCCTGATCGGGCCCGTTGAAAAACCCCTGGACTGGGGCCCGCGAAACTAGGTGCCCCGAATCCAGATTGCAGGAAACTGCCATCGGTTCAGCAGACAGGAATTGAATCGCATTGTGAACCCGCAGGGCCAGCAGGGCATCGGGCCCGCCCAGGATCGCACCCAGGTTCATTAGGTTGCCGTTAGAATCACGAACTTCGAATAGGTTTTTGGTCATACCCATAGTAACGGTTCAAACCCGCTAAGCATTAGGACTATTCCTGCATTTCTTTTTTCAGGGCAGTGATTCGTTCTAAAACTAAATGCCAGTGACCTAATACCATCAGGGTTCGTTTTAGGGTGGAGTGATCCCCAGCATCGGCCAGCAGGATTGCCCGTTTTATTAAATCCGTTTGCTGCTTGATGGGCTGCCGCTGCCCACCGATCCAAATTCCCCCGGGCCCCAGATGGTGCGGGGATCTAACGGGCTGCCTGCCGCGGGCCCCTGGGGTTGATCTGCCGCGGGTGGCATCATGCTGCCCCCTTTCTACTTTTACGCATTGGCCGATAAATTTGCACCCCGGGGGATTGCTGCTGTTCCCACCACTGCGAAAATTGGGTTCGGTTGAATCTCCATTCAACCCGCCCCACCCGTTCCTTACCCTTGCCCCTTCCTTTATTGAATGGTTTAAACGCCCCTGGAATTCGGCCACCCTGGGCCTGTTCACGAATCGTCCGAATACTGAACCCTGTGATGGCTGCCACCTCTGTGGTGGTTAAAGGGTTCTGTGTGTGATCCAGCATCACTGGCCTGAATACGGGCCCGCCTGCCGCGGGTGGCATCATGCTGCCACCCCCATCTGAATGATGTTCCCCGGGCCCTGGGGCCGCAGGGCGAACCATGCCAGCCCTGCCGCGGGTTTGATCGCCCGATCCCTGTAGGTTGCTTCAACCCGTGATTCCAAATCGCCCATGTTTTTGGCGATATCTTTTCCGCTGCCGCAGGCAACCCCGTAGGATGCATATGAATGCCGCAGGGTGTTGCGTTCCATCGTCTGCCCGATTGATGCCAGCAGGGCATTCAAGGTTTCGCTGAACGTTGCCCGATTGCCTGCATACACTGGGCCTGACACCTGCACCAGGGGCTGCAGCCATACCGTTGCTGCCTCGCAGAGCATCACATAGCGTTGATCCCCTGCTTTGCGGGTGGTCCGTTTCGCTACTTCCCCGCGAATATTGAGCGATCCGTCAGCCCAGTCAAAATCGGACCACATCACCACATTCTGCTGGCCAACATTCTGCCCCACCAGTTCACATCCCCGCACCCCAGCGAACCCTTTCAGGATCAACACTGGCAGGATCGATGTAAACTCTGTGTTGCCTGCACAGGCTTTCAGAATCATTTCGAACTGGGCAACTGGCATCACGTTTTTCAAAACGTTGCCCGCGGGTTTGTCCATGCCTTTCATGATGTCCAGGCCCAGCCATTCGTTTTTGAGAGCCCAGTTGATCAGGGCATGGGCGAAAATGTAGGCATTGTGTTGTGCTGAATGTCCCTTGCCCCCGGGGTGCTGCAGGATCCACTGATCGATCCCTGTGTAGGTCAACCCAGTTACCATTTCGTTTCCGAACGCCTGCCCGAACTTGCCCGCCTGATGCTTCACTTGTCTGATCCCGTCAGGGGTGCGGTTTTTCGATTCCTGCCATGCGATGTATGCTGCCAGCAGTTCAAACACCGTGCCCTGCTTTTTGACTGACAGAACGGTTTTTTGATAAAAGGCAACGGCAGTTTCGATCGCATCATTTGAGCCCAGCAGGGTGCGGAGTTTTTCCAAAAACATTTGATCGCCCAGGGGGATGCGAACTGAATGATTTGCAGCAGGCCGATTCATCAATTTGGCAATGTAAGCATTGCCCTCTGCAGGGGTGCCGAAATATATAGCCCTGCGTTGCCCATCGTCCGAATAGCGGGCGGGCACTGTCAGCCTGTAGCAGTTGCGGGGTTCGAAGTAGGATAGTTTCATATTGCCTTAGTAACGGCACTTAGCGGGCAAGCATTAGAACTATTCCAATCAGCCCACCCGCTTTAAGCCTGTACACAGGTAACACAAAATACAGCATTTTGCTGCTTTCTCTGCTAATTTTGCTGCATTTTTCCACTGCCTGCCCGCTGCCTACGGATCCAGCATCAGGGCTGTTTCCCAGGGGAAACGATCGAAATAAATCGTCAAACCCCGTTTTTGATTTGTCAGGCGTCCCGCCTAGTTCATTTCGCCCGTAAGTAGCTCAGAATCAACGGTTGCGTTTTCTGTAACGCAATTTGTAACACAGGGCACCCTGATTTCGCCCTAATTCAATGTAATAAAATAAATGGCAATCTGCTGCTTTTTTCCTTTTCTTTACCCTGATTTTGAATACTCATTCTCAGTATTCACGATTCATATTCGCAATTATGAACACTTTAAAAGTCGATCAGGTTCGATGGGTTGCCAGTCAGGTGCCGTCCGAATTCCCTGGGAGTTTTGTTTTACCAACGGGCCGAACGTCTGAAAAATTCATCAGGCTGACCAGCATTTATGTTCGGGCTCAGAACCCCGACACCCAGCGATGGGATAGTATTGACATTGCTTTGCTGGATACTGACAGCCTGATCGAATGGCTGACATCCCGCGGGGGTGATAATCCCTGGGCCGAAAATTGCGTGCTGTTGATGCTGGGGCACAACGTCCCGTATGGCGGGCCTCATCAGGTAGTTGAATAAACTCTAACCCCCGGGTTTCCTGATGATCGATCTGAAACATCCCGAAAGGCGGGATTTCCTGCGGGCCGCCGAGCGGAATTTCCCCACCATGTATCGGGCCTATTTCGGGCGGAAATTCCTGCTGCCGAACTACAGGGCACCTGACTACATCAACCTTGAAATCGAAAACTACTTTTCGTTCGATCGCTGCCTGCAGTTCAAACACTTTCAGTTGATCGCCAGGGATGAGGTTTCGATGGTGGCAATAGCAAACAGTTTTGCCGCCATGCATTACGGCAAACCCACCCTGTTCCTTGAACGGGAATTAGGGGAAAAACTGCTGCGAACGGATCTGCTGGCTGATATGCAAACGGGCGATATCCGTTGGCGTTGGCCCGCTTTCAAGGTGGTGTTGCCCCTGGGCCTGATCAGTGTTGAAAGGGATGGGCAGGTTTATTCCCTGACACATTTTGACATCTGCAGGGTTGATCCAGAAAAGGGCATCAAGGCACCCCTGGAAATCGCCCAGGAAATCGATCGATTCCTGCGAATTACAAAATCCGATTTGGCCCTGCTGGGTTCAGCAGAAAAATTCGAGTATCGGCATCAAACCAGTGGGATTGCCATTTCAACTGCCCTTGATCAACCCGATAACCCCAGGTTATCCCAAACCCTTTATGCCGTTGTTAAATCCTGGGGTGACATCAGGATTGCCGATTATCAGGCTGAAGGCGGGGAACTAGGCAGCCCACTGCGGCAGGATGATAAAGATCGATCACTGCTGGATAGACTGGCCCATCTAGTGGTGAATGTGCTGCTTTTCCTTTCCGCGGCACCCCTGGAATATGAACCTGAAAAGGTGATCCGCCCAGCCCGTCAGGAAGGCAAACACCGCACCCCAGGCTTGATAGAGGCCCGTTTCGTTGGCCAGGTAATGATTCGCCCGGTTCGCCCCAGCCCAGGGCCTAAATCGCCCGATAGCCCGCCCGGGCGACACCTTGCCTCACACTGGGTTTCAGGGCACTGGAAAAGGCAGGTGCATGGGGTGGGCCGATCCGAACGAAAACTGATTTGGATTATGCCTTATCGAACAGAATGAAACCCTTCCAAAAAGCCTACATCCCACAAACTGAAATCGATCTATTGCGGGCCGCCCTGCAGGGGAAATCCCTGACATTTTTTGAAATGTACCTAGGCCCGAACCCCAGCCCTGAACGGATAACAACCTACATCGAATCGGTGATAAAAGATTCTCTGCAGGATGAAGTTTGGAAAAACGACGTTTATCAGGTGGCAAAACGAATCGTTGACGTGCCCGCCTTTCAAACCCAGGTGGTTCAGCTTTCAATCAAGCGGATCGATCGGAAACCTTGCCGTGATTGGCGGGATTTCCAGGCAATCAAAAATCAATTGGTGGGGCCCGAATGTGAAGGGTGCGAACTGTTCCCCGCCGAATCACGGGTGATCGATTCAGCAAATCAATACTTCATTTGGGTTCTTACTGATCCAGCCATTCGGTTCCCATTCGGGATCGATGAAGGCAAATCGATTCGATCAGAGGAAGCACTGGGCAAATCCAAAAATCAACCGTTCAGCAAAACATGAAACCTGACTCTATAACCTACGGCACCCTGCAAGCAGGCACCCTGCAAGCAGGCAACCCGCACCCCAGCCCCGAAAACTTCAAACTATGGGCTGAATCTTTTGCACCCGAACTGAAGGGCCTGGGCCGAAAAATGGTTTGGATCCTCTATACCGCGGCATGGTGCAACGGAGTAACAGAAGAACGTGAACACAATGAAAAAATCAACGCGCAAATCCAGCCTGAAAATCGATCCCCTGAAAGTGATGCCTAGCCAGTGTCCTACTTGCCCGTTTCGAACTGATGCAAAGGGCAAGCCGTTGAATGCATCCCTGATGGCTGCCGTGCAGTTGCGTTGCCTGTCAGCAAACCAGATTTGTCATCATCCCAGGCTGACAGGCAAACCTGAAACCCATCTGTGTAGGGGTGCCCGTGATTGGTGCATCACCATTTTCCATCGAATGGGCGTTTTAGATGAACCCACCGATGCCGCCTGGGCCCGGGCCTTAAAAAACCGTTGGCACCATTTTTCTACTTTTTGAAACCCTGCAACCCGTGAAAAACCAAATGCAAACAGTGACAAAAAACCGAACTGCCCCTAAACGGAAACTATCTGCCCGCACCCCAGGCGGGAGTAAACCCGAACAGCCAGCCGATAAACCCGAAGGGGTAACAGATCGGGAGTGGGAACAATTCTTAAAAGCGATTGATAGTTGCACCGTTGAATGGGTTCTGTGCACCCCGACACTTGCCCAAGAATGGCTTGATCTAAACAAAAAGAATCGAAAACTCAGCGGCACTGCCGTTTCGTTTTACGCTAATCAAATCAAGCCCGGGGGTTGGATGATAAACGGGCAAACCGTGATTTTCGGGAAAAATGGCAACATGCTTGATGGACAACACAGGCTGGCTGCCGCAATTCAGGCGGGCAAAGCAATTCCCCTGCTGGTGGTCAGGGGTGTTGATAATGATGCCTTCAAAACGATCGATCGGAACCGTGCCCGATCGATTGCCGATGTGTTACACATAGCGGGAGAAACCACCACAACCATTCTGGCTAGTGCCTGTCGTTTCCTAGAAAGTTTTCAACGCACAGGACATTTCGGGAAAGGCAAAGGACGAATAGCTTATGCGGAAATTGAAGAAATTCTTCGCCAAAATCCGAACCTGCGAATCAGTGCCGCCTTTGCCATTTCAGGGATCACTAAAGATTTCCCGCTGGGCAGCCCCAGCATGATTGCTGCCTGCCACTATATGTTTTCATCGATCGACGATGAAAATTGCGCTTACTTTTTTGATCGTCTGCAAACGGGTGCGGAATTGGCAAAGGATAGCCCGATTCTGCAACTGCGAAAGATCGTCATCAACAACAGGAATTCGCTGCAGAAATATCCGTTAGATACTTTGGGCAGATTCTTAGTAAAAACTTGGAACCTGTTTTGCCTGGGGGAAACAAAGCAAACCTTGAAGGTTGAAGACAGAGAAGATTTAACCCTACTGGAAAGGCCCAGGGGTTCTATTCATAGCAGAGGCAAGAATTAAACGGGCAAACCCTGAAACCCCCGAGTTTTTTATCCGATCAAATCAAGGAAACCCACCCAGGATGAACCCTTATCTAGCTAGAGTTTGCTGCACCCGAATGAAATCAATTTGTAGATCAATTTCCCCTGCTCCTGTATCGAAATTTGATCCCTGAATTCCAAGGGAAAGCGCAGTGGTATCAATATTACTGGCGGGGGGAACGGTTAAGGCTGCCCCGTCAATGGTGTAGGAATAGACGTGTGATGCCCCGATCGTTAAAATAAAGGTGTGCCAGGACAGATCAGCAGCAACCCCCGTTGTCAGACTGCCCGCCCCTGCGTTGCCTTGCATGGCGTAAGCGTACCAACTGGTATCACCAGTTAAGCTGGGATCAAACATGAAAAAGAGCCCGTTATTGACTCCTGTTCGGGTGCCTACGGTATCACCAAAATTATTAAACAAACCGATCATCCATCTGCTGTATTTGCTAGTCGTTGGCAAGGTGGTTGCGAACCGTGCCCGAAACGTAATGGTGATTGGTTGTTGCCCGGTGAAAAAATCCTGGCCGATCAGGGTCCCTAAAGCTAATCCTGAAGTGCCTGCCGATCCAGATCCGCCCACCCCTGTCGTTAATTGAATGACTCCATTGGTCTTGTCGCCAGAAATGCAAGGAACATTAACTGGTGCAGATCCCGCACCCGAGCTATAGCTTTTCCAGTTCCATTTCCAGGGGGCCGCCCCGAAAAAATCCTCTGTCTCATCAATCCCCGTTGTGGGATCGAAAGCCCCGCCACCACCCCCGCCACCCGCGGCATTCAGGATCAATGCCCCCGGGGTGGTGGTGGTATCAACGGTCAAATTCGTTCCTGCAATAATTCGTTTGATCTGTCCGTTAGTCGCACCCAGCAGGGTGTTGCCTGCAGAGGTTTCAGCGTCAACCAGTGTGAGAGAACCCCCGCCACCACCTGATGCAGCCAGAATCAGGGCCCCCGGGGTGGTGGTATTATCGATAGTGACATTCGTTCCTGCCACCAGTCGTTTGATCAACCCGTTTGTTGCCCCTAACAGGGTCTGCCCCGTTGAGGTTTCCTCATCAGCCAGTGTCAGGGAACCACCACCCCCGCCCGCTGCCGCAATAATGATTGAGCCTGGAACTGTGGTGGTGTCTAAAGTGACATTTGCACCTGCAGCGATCCGTTTCAGAACTCCCAGGGTGTTAGAAATCAGAGTTACCCCCGAACTGGTTTCGGCATCAGTCAGGGGATAACCCGTGCAATTAATGATGATCGAACCCGGGGTAGTGGTTGCATCCAGGGTGACATTCGTTCCTGCCGTCAGGCGTTTGAGGATTCCGTCAACGTTGGAAATCAGGGTTAAACCCGATGAGGTTTCCGCATCGGAAAGGGCAGTAATCCCGCCCGATGACTCAACAACATTCAGGGTGATTTCGCCAGGAACACTGGTATCAAAAGTGATGCCCGTACCTGCAACCAAACGGTTCAGGACACCCGCGGCATTTTCAATCAGGCTGACACCTGCCGTAGTTTCAAAATCTGTCAGGGATGCCAGGAACGTTCCCAGCAACGTTAATTGCCCCGAACCATTCAACCCGATTGAACTTCCGTCGATCGGCAGGATGCCGCCCGCCACCTTGCCCGCAGTTAGCCCTGGATAACCCCCAGGCTGATTTTTGTTGGTCAGCCGTTCAACTGTTGCGGGGATCCTGGCATCAGGAACTAGCCCGCTTGAATCAAGCTGCAGCCAGCCACCATCAGCATTAGCCTGCGACAATAAAACAAGCGTTGATTCATCGGGATAAGTGCCGCTCACTGTTGGCGGGGTGGTCCCTGTTTCAGGAACCAACGTCAAATCAACCTGAAACGGAATCGACAGGGTATGAATGATTTCCCCGTCAGGCTGTTCGAATCGAATTTCGCCCGTGCAAAGGATCGATTTGTTCGTTCCCATTGCATTTGCCATCTGTGTTGTGTTGAACACAGGCTGCCCCTGAAAATAAGGGTTCCCTGCGGCATCATGCAGATAAGCAAATGCTGTTGTCAGAACCAGCAGGGTGGTTTGGCCTGCTGCCACCAACCCGAATTTCAGGGCTGCCCCAGCCGTTAGATCGACGTAGTTCCCGCCCTGAACGAAATAAATATTGAAATCAATTGTGTCCTGATTTTTGACCTCAATTGTTCCAATGGCAGAGCGTTGAGTTGCAGAGACTACTGCCGTGCGCGAATCCAAATCGACGTAAATATTCATAGGGCTGCTATAAATGGGCGAACAGTCAACCCGCAGGGGTTTACCATTTCTGAATCGGGCATTCCTGGCTTTTCAATCTGATCTTGAACGGCAGAAAACACCCGCACCGCTGGCACCTGGGTGCGGCATAAAATTCGCATTGCCTGCAAATCCCCAGCCGTTGTGTGATTTCTGTTGATGAAGCAAAAATCATCTAGGCTGGCAGAGCCTGCACTGAACCCACCGAAAAGATAGTCTGAACGGTTTCCGATCCATCATTTGTGTTGGTGGTAAATCCTGTATCGGCAATCAGGTTGTATTCATCGATGGTGTTAAAATACAGAACCTCTGCCACTGAATGCAGCGTGATTTGATCAACCCGAGTCCAGATTTTCAAGATATTGCAGTAGAAACTAACATCAGGCCCATCACTATCGACGGTCTCAACTGAATAGGTAAAATTCCCTTCCCCGTCAGGTCCTACTGCGTTTTCTTTATACCAGATATTATTGATCCCCCCGCCACCATCCCCGACAGTGTGAGTGTGAGTAGGATCACCTAGCCATTCAGGTTCGTTCCAAGTGAATCCCCCCGATTCAGAACAAAAACCCCAGTATTCATTTGGTTTGCTGGGATCATAGAATTGAATCACTGAATCAAAATCGCTGCCGATCGAATCATTCACCACTTCCCCGCCTTGCCCGATCAACGGCACATAAGACACATCCGATGAAACAGTAAAAAATCCCACCGTTGGCATCACGAAAGTATTCGCAATATACCCGGGCCAGCCTGCAGCCCCTGCCCCAGGGCTTCCCGGGGGATCACCTGCAGCCTCATTTGATAAACGGTCAACAACAGGGCCAGTGTAAAATGGGCTTAACCTGAAAACACTGATAGTGGTTGAAATACTGCGATTCGTTACACAAAAAAACTTAGGCGCAGAGGCGCAGGGATCGCACCCGCTGTTCGGGCACCATGAAATGATGACAGGGGTGGTAATGGCAGGCATTTAGGCAAACCCAGTGCCACCATCAGGGCCCTGCCCGGGGGGTGTTCCAGAATCAATAACCCCTGGGGTTGACGCGAAAATATAGATGGTCGATTGAACGCACCCCGGGCCCATAATGTTAATCAATCGCCAGTGTGGGGTTGAACTATCGGGGGTGGGAGGGAATCCCCCGCCACCACCACCACCCATTGTGGTTGCAGGGTTTTTTTTGGCGGGCAAATGGGTGACAGGATCAATATCAGGATCAGTTTTTGATAGAACCGAAATAATGGTGCCGCCCTCTGTCGGTTCAATGGAAATGCCCTCACCTGCAATCGGCACCTGTTTTTCAACGAAAGACAGAAATTCATTCAGCCAGCCTGCCAACAGTTTCCAGCCGATTTTAATGGGTTCCAGGGCCATGCCTTATTGCAGTTGCTGGGGTGGGCTTAGAACCACTTGCCAGGTTTCCGAATTCTTATAATAAACCCCTTCTGGATCACTGGAAAAATCCAGGCATTCTATCGTTTGATCAGGGCCCGGGGGGCTATTGATCGAGAAATATTCTGTGTTGTCACCCCCGGTCAACCCGTACTGAATCGACGTTTGAATAGCTGCCTGTTCAGCTTCTATGAATGCAGCCACATTATAAATGTAAGGAGTGGGTTTTGCGAACGCTTCCAGATTAACTGTTTGAGTGGTGCTGCTGTAGGTGGAACCCCCAGTGAACGGGGAAAGGACACGTTTAAAAATGTTGTATCCAACCCCTAGCGAATTTGCGATCCCCTGGAATTGCGGGTTTAACTGAATCAACCTGCTGCGATAAGCAATTTTCACTGCTGATGTCGTATAATGCATGGTGATGGATTGACTGCCTCGCAGAACCTTATTTTCAGTGGTTCGGTTCAGGCCCGATTGCGAAACCTGCTGGGCATTCAGTTGCACCCCGAAAGTATAGGAAAGGGTCCCGACAGCAGTTTTACGGGAAACGATCGGGGGTGAAATCCAGTTGCCCCCGGGGAACCGAAACATCCCTTCATAATCGATCTCAAAGGAACTGATGCCTGCGGTTTCGAACACCTGCCGAACTGATTTGATAAACATCCCTGGAAATTCAGGGTGCGGGGTTCCCTGGATAAAAGGAGAAATCCCCAGGGGAACCTCAATGATCGGGGAAAACTGCGATTGAATAGCACTGGGGCCCGTCCAAAAACAGGTCATTGTATCCAACCCGCCGAACGTTGACTGCTGCCGTCTGCCCACGGTTTCGACGAATGCCACTACTGTTGAAAATCTCATCAGCTTAGAACCTTTTCGAGAAATCCAGCTTCCTTCCCGATCGCGCCTATTAGCAAATCCAGTTTCGACAAAATCAGCGCCACTGGGGCAGTGATCGCCGCGGCAGCACCACCAGTGGCAGGTGCGGCAGGTGCTGAACCAATATTTCCGCCCGCGGGTGAATTAGGCATAGCAGGGGAAACCCCGGGCCCTGGGCTTTCAGGAACCCCGAGCCCGCTGCCTGGAGTATTGCCTACATCGGATTGAATGCTAGCTTCCCCGCCTTTTTTCAGTGCGTCTGTTTCCGTAAACCCCAAGGGGTTGCGTTCATTCCATCCTTTCCACTGCTGATCATAATCAGCCCACCTTTCCTTTTGGGTTTTGCCCTTGAAATCCGATGGCATGGGATCATCTTTCCCCGCCTTTTCGGTTTTGCTGGAACTGCTTTTTCCACTGCCTCTTTCAGCCTCTTTATGTTCTGGCTGGGGTGATGGGGGCTGGAACCCGGCAAACGTGGCACCAGGGGCCCCCGCGGTGTCTGCGGCAGTGCCTGCAGAGGCACTGGCAATCGGGCTAGTGGTGGTGGCTGCCGCGGGTTCACTGCTGGTTGCCGCGGGTTCGCCTGGGGCTGCTTTGGGCTGGGCCCGGGGTGTCAGTGGTTTATAGAAGGTGTCCCAGGTGGTTTGATCCATCCCTGTTGGTTTGCCCTCTGCATTTTTGCCAGATTGTCCTTCATCCCGCTGAGCCATTTTTTGGCCCGCATCTTTCACTGTTGCTACAACCCCGGTGACTGCATCAGCCAAATCTTTTGATGCCTCATTCACCTTTGCGATCACCCCTGAAAACCCTTTGATTTTCGCGATGATATCACTGTCTTTTGCGATGTTGCCCCCGGTGACTTCCTCCAGGGCACTAGGTTTGGCACCCCCGCCCTGATCAGTGAATTCCTGTTTTTGTTCTGGAGTGAATTTGTCCCAGTCCGATTTGTTGCGGGCAGCAACTATATTCCGCACCCCGGGCATGACTGCGATGTCGAATGCTTCAACCTTTCGCATCGGGCTGGCTGCAGCCTGCATCATTGCCTCGCCAAATGCACTGGCAACGGCTATCAGGGCTTTTGACAGGGCAGCAATGGCTTTCACCATCCCCGGGCCTGTGAACACTGCATTCAAGGCAAGGCCCAGATTGTCCATCCCTGTTGATGCCATTTTCAGGATCGCAGCAAATGCGGTTTCCCCATCTTTTTGTAACGGTTTCCAATCACCCGTTTGCAACCCATGAATGGCATCTTTCACCATTCCGCCCAGATAAGTGCCCCAGTCTTTAACTGATGCCTTTGCTGGGCCTTCAAAAAACGTATTTATGGCATCCAGGGCAGGTTTCAGGGATTCCATCAGGGGATCACCGAAAGAATGAAAAGCCCCGTCGATAGCATGTTGAACCTGTTGCCATTTGCCGTTGAACGTCTCGAAAAATGCCTCAACAGTGCCGAATATGCCCCCGGGTTTGGTGGCTGTTTCGATAGCAGCCCGAACCTTATCCAGCAGGCCCTTTTGTTCAGCCAGCAGGGCGTTCTGGTTTGCCAGTTTTTGTTCCTCTGCTTTGGCATCAGCAGCCTTATGCTGTTCTTCCCTGAACCTGCCTGATGCTGCTATCAATTCTTCATAGCCCAGCTTGCCCTCTGCCATGAAATGTTGCAGGGCTGCACCTGACAGGCCCGTTTCGGTTTCGATCTGCTGCAACCCTTCAGTGAATTCCTTCCCGAACGTGCCCGACATTTTGCTAATGCCGCCTTCACTGATGCCGTCGATCGCTTTTATTAGGCCGCCAACAGCGTTCCCACCTGCCCGGGCCCACTGGCTGAAACTGGCTTGCATCAGCCCGATTTTCGAGCCGAACGAATTTGCCGAACTGGTTTGCTTTTCGGTCTGTTCAAACAGCCGATTCATTGCCTGAATCGTTTTGTCGATTTCCAGATCCCATTTTGCGGTGTTCTGTTCGGCAGCCTTAAATGATTGGGAAATTTCAGCCATCCCAGGAATCCCAGTCATTGCCAGCTTGACCAGATCCTTTGAACTAACATCAGCCTTTGTCAGAACCCGGGCATAAATTGCCCCCAGTTCTTCAACATCACTGCCGGAATTCAGGGCAATTTTCTGCAATTTGCCCATCGATTCTGCCGCCTGATCCGCTGATTGCCCAGCCTCCTGCAGCCTGATTGAACCTTCTGCTAGCTTGCCGAACCCCGTTGCCGTTTCATCCCCGATTTCATGCAGGCGTTTGATTGATGCTGTTGCCTTATCGGCACCACCCGCAACTGCCCCTAGATGGAATTCCGCGGTTTCAACTTTTGCTGCCAGTTCGATCGATCGTTTGATCCCGTCGAATATGGTTGCCACCCCTGTAAGGGCAGCGCCCATTGCGATCAGGGGGGCCAGTGCAGCCTTTAGGGCATCAACACCTGCCCGGGCATGTTCAGTGGCGGTATGCAGGCTTTCGGCACCCGCAGCAGCCTCTTTGAAAAACTGCATGGGGCCAGCCTTTGCCCCCAGTGCATCTATCGATTCTTTAACCTTTCGGGCTGCTGCCTGAAAGTTCGAATCATCCCCGCCAAAAATCGTTGTGACAGTATCGCCAGCCATCAACTTAGAAAGGTTGTCAAAACGTCCACATCAATTTCGGATTTCCGCACCAGTTTGGTGCCGTTCCGTTGGTAGTACAGCAACTGCAACTGGAAACAGATTGCTACTGGCAATAACCAAAAAATATAATGTAAATCAAACTTACTGACTGCGGCAGCGGCAGTGGCTGTTTCTAATTGGGAAGCTGCCCGCCACCGTTTTTTTCGATGGTTCCATTTTTGCCGTCAACCTGTTCAACTGCCCCAGTTGAGGCAGCGATTTCAGCCGATATCAATTTGTAGACATCCATCACAGGCTGATAATTTGTCAGGCTGATGCCCGCACCCTCTGCCCATTTTGATGCATTGATTCGGGCCTGCACTTTGTTTGCCATTTCAATACTCACCTGCCATTCAGTCAGGCTGCATAACCAAACGATTGTAATGGCATCCTGCATTCGGTCTGCCGCGGAATCGCTCACCCCTAGGGACAGGGCAAACACCTGCCGCAGCAGGCTGAACGGTTCCAGGCGTTTGCCGTTGAAAAATTTGGGTGTCAGGGCTGAAACGAATGCCTTTTCGGGTGTGTCAGGCAGTTCCAGGGTTTCAGGTTCATCTAAGATATTGGCTGGGTTCGGCAGGGTGTCAGGCATAAGGGTGCGGGGATTTAGGGTATCGGTTATTTGGTGAAAAACTTGGATTTAGTCTCTGTACTGGCTGCCTTTGGAAACATCGAATGAATGCTGCCATCATCGTTCAGGATCACCTGCCATAAGGCTGCATCAGGGCATTCATGGCAGGCTTGCACCAGCAGTTCCTTCATGTGTTGCACTTCTCTGCAAGCCTGGGCGACAGCAGCCGAATGTAAGGCCCGCAGTTTGAGAAGTTTTTCGGGGGAAAGGCCCGTGCCGCTTACATTAGGTTGCAGAGCCAGGGAATCGACGAACTTTTCAAAATCGGCATCAGCAGTAGTTGAACTAAACGCCTTTGTGACGATTGCGGCAGCAGGGTGCGGTTCAAAATTCCAGAACACCCTTTTTTTGGGTTTGGGATCTTTCTTGCCCCGCCGCAGATCCGAGAGCCTGAACACTTCAGCCACTACTGCGGGGTTATGCCGCGGCAGAGGGATTTCGAACACCCGCAAAGTAGCAGCCAGTTTGGTATTCGATGTTACTACAAACTGCCCTGCCGGGGTGTTCATTCGAGACGGGATTTAAAATTTGATGGTGATGGGGAAACTAGCCCCGATCAGTTTTTCAGAAAATGTTGAACGTTTTCAAAACGTACAAAAGAAAACACAGAACAAGAATTGCCCCGATCGCTAGATGGATTGTTCCCCCGATGAATATCCCGCAGATCACCCAAACGATGAGCAGGACTAACCCGATGATCACCAATCGAATAATTGCCTGCAGGCTCATTTTCGGGGGGGGCTCTTTAAGCGATCAAAACCCGAATCTTAACAATTGCGGGATTCGTCCCGTCATTCGATAGAAAAAGTTTGGTGACATCAGCAGCCACTGGGTTTGCTTCAGGATGATCAACACCCCAGGTGATTGCCTGCCCTGCCGCCAGAACAATCGTGTTGACTGGGGCACCTGAAACATTCGTTTTGATGGTCAGAGCCTGACTCGAATACAGCAGCAGTGCCTTAACGTTCGCTCGAATCCAGGCAATATCGACCTCTACTAGATCGGTGGCGGGCGGGACAGTGCCATCATACCCTACTTCAGCCGTGCCTGTGTATTTGCTCAGTGCCGAAATCGCAATGCCTTCATCGGTGGCATACGTGCTGGTGATTTGGTGATTGAACATAAAAAGTAAGCAGGAATTAAGCGGGCAGGAATTAAGCGGGGATCAAAGGATACATGGTGGCATTCACCGTGCATTTCTTCATTGCTTCCCTGGATTGCGTAATTTCGATGTTTTTACACATCACCAATCCTGCAGCCACCCCGCCGATCGCCAAAATGTTAGCAACCACAATCGGGACACCTGCCGCCCAGGTAAATGCACCCGTAATCTCGCCTTCAATCGTGATTTCAGCTTTCAAATCATGGCTGACAACAGCGATTGTTTCCCCTTGATTATCTTTCTGTTCAAAAATTTGCGTTGAATCGTTTTGGCGAACACTTGCAACGGCTAAACCCGTTTCCTCAGTGGTGATGCCCCAGGTGAATCCAAGTGTAGAAGGGTAAACAGTTGCTGGCATAAAATTTTTCGGGTTCCTAAACTGTGGGCACTGTCAACCTGCCCACTAAATAGCCTGTGAACGTATAGGATCTGATCAAAGCGTTTTTGGTGTCTTGAGCCCCAGTCAGCGGGCCAAAAAACACCTGATCGAAAATTGTTTGTTCCCCTGTAAATTGACCATAGGCGGGCAACCCCAGGGCTATTGCCCCGATCAGAGCCTGATGGGTTTCAACGGGGGTTTCCGTTACTTGACTCTCAAGGGTGATCTCGAAATTGATTCGGGCGACAGGATAGGCACCCCCGGGGATAAGGGTTTCATGGAACTGGGCCGCCACTAGAACGATCGGGCGAATAAGGGGATCATCAGCTTTAACCTGCCGAACAGGGACCGCAGCAGGGCCCACCACGGGCACCAGCAGTGACACTAGGAATTGTTCGGTTTCCTCAGTCATCGAATAAAGCCAGCTTCCCGTTTGGCTGCCGCCAGCCGTTTGATAATTTCGGTTTCCATTTCTTGTTTGATATCCGCCAGGGCTTTATCAACTGCGGCATTGGTTGACGGGCAGGCAAGCCCCCGGGCAACAGCGTTGGTTCGCACCACTGTACGGAAAGCGTTATTCGTTTTTGAAACGTTCGTTCTATTTAACAGCGATCGGGGATTCACTTGGGGGTTTGCCCCTGTTTTCCCCAGCTTTTGGGCTATCAACAGGAAGGAAACCCGATGATAACCCGACGATCTTTTGCGGGATGCCATCAAGGTTTTAGCATAGGCCCGCACGATTTTGTTGCCCGGGGTTAAAGCCTTTTTGGTTTTGCCCGTTTTATGAATTGCCCGTCTGCGTTTGCTGGCAGCTTTACCCTTCAGAACATCAGGCCCGAATTTCTTCTGCAGCCTGTACCATGTTAATCGCAGGATCCGCTTATTTTGCAGCAGTTCGTTTTCGATCTTTCCCGCGGGCACGGGGGCTATGTTCTGGAACACCTTGAAAGCGAAATCCCTGGCTTTTCCTTCGATCACTTCTGCCCGGGCTGTTTTCCGCAACTTCATGTATTTTTCGAAGGTTGCGTTCCATGCCTTGATGTCAGTTGTGGTTGGCATTTATGCGGGATTCTATTCGATCACCTGCACTGCCATAATTTCCCAGGTAACGGTCAATTCCCTGATCGATTCAATTCGATAAGTTAGGCCCTGAAACTGAATCTGGCTGCCGATTTCAGGAATCGGGCCGCCCAGGATTTGGGAGTAAATTTGTACTGCCTGGGTGGCGTTGATGCCCCCGGGCCCGTAATCATCAGCCAGCCGAACAGCCGCACCCGTTGTGACAGGAACGGTTAACCCGTTGATGGTTGCAACCTTATTGAACAGGGTTTGCAATTCGCCCCAAGCTGCCCCCATTTCAGTTTGGATCGACATAGGCAGGGGGTGCGGGCCGCCGCGGGCCGCCGCGGGCCGCCGAGAATTTAGCTAACCCTTCTTTTTGCCCGCTGGGGCTGGGGCAGGTTCGATCGCAGGTTCTTCAGCGGGCGGGGAAATAGTAGCAATATACCTGCGAGCAGGTAGCGGGTTTCGATAAACGATCGCCCGGACCATCCCGCCCGCACCTTTGATCACTGCGGCACCCGCAGCATCGGCTGCCGAGAAATCAGGCCCGCAGTAAAGGGGGTGAGTGTTCCCCTCTGCGTCAATTCCGATTGTATAGGCAATATCCATTGCGAATAGAAAAAACGTTTCTAGGAAGGGTTTCCGTGAACAGCATCAAGTAACAGCAGGGCCGCGTGCCCAGTGACACCCGTTGCCATGCCATACATCCAGGTAAGGGTGATATTGTGTTGCCCGTTCATATCGTACCACTCCCGCCATTGCAGGGTTAGGCCCGAGTCTTCATCCTGCACATTGGTGATGATTCCAGGCACCTGAATGTTCGGGATCTGCGGCACCCGGGCTGCCATCAACAAACCTTCTTTTCCGCCAAAATAACCTAGCAACCCGTTGGCAGGATTCAGTTCGGGATATTCGGTGATGGTTTCAAAACCACCCAGCCCGGTGATCGAACCCGGGCCGCCTTTCACCTGGGGATCGACCGAACCATAGGTGATTTTCGAAGTGACAGTAGGATCTTCCGAAAGAGCCCCGAAAACATCAGCGTTAATCAACCCGAAAGGATTAACGAAATCGGCACCGATTTTCATCAGCACTTTGCGCAACTGAACCACCGTGTTTTTGCTGGCATTGGCGGCAGCTAAAATTGCGTATTGATTCGCGAAATTAGTAGGGGTGATCAGGGCACACAAATCAAACATTGCCTGCCTGCCCAGCGAATAAGCCAGGGCCTGCTTTTGTTCCCCCGTTAAATCCCGATCCGTAGAGGCAACCTCAGTGTCAGAAAACGATAGGCTGGCAAACTTGTGTTTGGTGATCGCAACAGTGATATCCGTTGTCGTTGCAGCGTCTACTGCCTGATAGCCAGTGCCGCCCGCATTAGGCGCAACAAAATCATGCACGGGTGGCGGGGTAACAACCCGGGTGACGACGTTCTGATTCAGGAGAACAGCAGAATCTGAAAAATCGGTGGAAATACTGAATAGGGCAGGAAACTGCTTTTTCAGAAATTGAATCGTCGAACGGGTTACAACGGTGGGGCTTAGTGTCCCGAGTGCATTGGCAACTGGCATAATTTTAACCTATTGGGTGAAAAGAAAAGTGAATGTGAAACTGCGGGATTCGGGCCTATTTCCCTGCCTTCGTTTTGTCGTAAAGTTTGCCCAGGCGGGCTACTTCTGCCTTGTCGCCCTTAACGTTTGCGGCATCCATTGCCAGGCTGATATCAACTAGCGAAAGATTCGGCTCTTGATTCCCTGCGATCGCCAGGGGTTTGCCACTGATGCTAGCCAGCCGTTCCGCTGCCCGCATATCAGCGTTCATATCCTTCTTTTGCAGTTCAGCAACTTGAGCCTGGGCAGCAACCAATTCGACCGACAGCTTGCCCGAACTTTCGGTGAGAGTCGCCTTATCGTTTGCCAGTGTCAGGTTCTCTGCCCGAAGGCTTTCGATATCCGTTCGCAACTGGGCTAGTTCGGCAGTTGCCGTTGCAGCGTTGGTTTCGAATTCTGCGATCCGAACTTGCAACCCCTGAATTTCCGTTGCCTGGGTGGCAATCTGTTCACGGGCTGAATCCAGGGTGAGTTTATCCATTTGATTAACGTTTTTTGTCAACCTGCTGGGCTTTTGAAACACGTTTAGCCAGTTCATTTAATGCGTCTGATTGTGATCCGATCTTATCAATCAAATTCAAATCCAGGGCTTTACTGCCGGAATACCATCCAGCCTTTAGTTCTGTGTAGTTGACCGATCGATAATTGGAAACGAACCCGCGGAAATCGGCTGCCGTCTGATCAACCTGGGCCTGCAAAAACTGCCGCTGTTCCAGATTCAGGCTAGGCCCGCCACCCGTAGTTTTCAGAGTGTCGCCACTGCTGACAATGGGATCATAACGAATGCCCAGTTGATCCCATAACCGTGTTTGATCAACCCAGGGCATCAGAACACCGATCGAACCCACATCAGCACTGTTGGTGGCAATCAATTTTTGGCAACTGGATGCCAGCCAGTAAGCTGCCGAACACATCATGGAATCAGTGAATGCCACTGTGGGAACTGGCACATCAGCAATTGCCTGGGCACACTCCCCGCACCCTGTTGCCATGCCTCCGGGGGAATCGATCACAAATAGGATTCCTTCCGCGCCTTCTGCCAGTGCATCGGTGATCGCACCACTGATCGATTGATAATCGCAACCCCCGCAAATCTGTTCGATATCTGATAACCGTTGCCCCAGGGTGCCACTGATGGTGATGGTTGCTAGTCGCCCAGGTTTCAGGCCCACCGATTGATTCTGGAAAGCGGAATCGGATCCCAGGATTAAAGGCCCTTCACGGGCAAGCCTGGAATCGACCAGGGCTTTAACTGCGGCATAGCCCCCGGGGTTGATGCACCAGGGCTGTTCCATCAACCTGTTCAGAATTCGAAGAAAAGGCATAATGTGAAAATATTTTGGGCCCGCTTTGTTACTGGCCCGAACTGCCAGGGACATCTGCCCCCGCAATCACAGGATCGGGGGTGTCAACAATGGTGATCCCGTATTGTTTTTCTATTTTGGCTTTTGCCAACTGTTTGCGGGCAATGGTGGTATAAAAATTTTCATAGAATGTGTCCACATCCAGCCCCCGGGCTTCGATCGTTTCCGCGGGATCAAGAATTTCCCCTTCGATTTCCAGCAGTTCAGCTTTGCTATCCCGCCCGAAATCAACGGTGATCCTGGCAGGGGTAGTGAAATCCCATTGCCACCATTGCGGGCTGCCGGGGATCCGCCCGATTTTCGCACCCTTCGCCACTGCATAACCCACTGCCCGCCGAGCAACCCTGCGCAGCAACTGTTGCCGATCCTGCACGATTCGATTCGCCCGAGCCAGTAGCCCGCGGCACTGGGCCCCACCTAGATCAGCTTCCCGATCGACCAGATAATAAGGCCAAACAGGATCAATCAGGAACCTGCTCAGTTTATCCATAAACTGTTGCCATTCTTGGGCGGGCCTATTGAACTGGAACGCCTGGATTTTCGCCCCTGTGTTAGCCGTGAAATATTTGGTTTGGGATTTCTGCTGCCATTCCAGAACCGTTTGCCGATTCCCGTTAATTGGCGGGAGATTAGTTTGGGTGGCACCTGCATCTGATGAAAGTGCCGCCGATCCTGGCTGCCCGTTGATCACCGATAGCAGTTGTCCTGGGTCCGTTGGATCGATCCCCCCCAGTTCGTTCCATTCCAGAATGTTAATTCTAGATGCCATTTCCAAAAAGTTTTGCTCGTTTTCCATCAGGGATAGGATCGATCGCCCCTGATTGATGCCGTGCGACAGGGTTGGTGTTGCCCGGGTTTCGTCGCCCAGGTCCAATTCCCGCACCCTGATCATTGCGATGGCATCCACAATCTGGTCGTCATCCTGGCGATCAGCTTTGACGTGATAACCGATCGCCCGCCCCTGGGGATTCTTAACAACCCCCATTTCAACCTTCATCCCTTTGAATTTCCCGTCGAAACTACTCCCAGTTAAGAACCCATCTTTCAGGGCCCCAGCCTGCCTGGGTTGCACCACTGAGTAGGGGGAAACAATCTGAATCATCGGATATCCCTCTTCTGATTCAGTCAGATAGATGAACGATTCACCCCATACATCCAGGTGAATGGAAATCAGGAAGAGGGTTGATTGAAAGTCGAATTCTTCACCCAGAACATTGCAGATAGGATACCAGTTTTCGATCAGCCATTCTTGAACCTGCCCTTTATAGTTCAGGTCAGTGCCGCGGAAAATCGGCAGCCAATGGTTGTGCCCCACTGCATACATTGCCTTTTCCTGAATCGCCACCCGAAGCGGGCCCAGGTTCTTAAACAGATAGAACGAATGGGACCGCAAAATATCGATGTCACTGGTGACAATCGATTTATCGGTTTCAAGGGGGAATTGCCAAACGTAGGGTTTCGAGAAATCCTCTAATTGACTGGCCTTAACTAGTTTGTAGTTGCCGATCATTTCAGGGTGCGAAAACGGATGTTGTCTGCCGAATAACGGGTGATCGACCGTTCAACAGAGCCAGGGCTGTTGTGTATGCCCCATACAGATCCTGCAAGCTATCTGCCACCTGCCAGGAAACCGATTCCCCAGCGTTTGCGCTTACAACCTGCTTGCCGTCTGCTGCACTGATTTTGGCCCGGGCTGCCGCCTGATCAGCTTGCAACTGAACATAGGATGCGTTCCCGGGCCCGATGGGCCCTTGCGCTAAGACATCCTGAACTAGACTTGAAACAAACTGCCGATCGATCGCCATTCATAATGAAAAGGGGTGTCAACCCCGGGCCGATTAACTCAGCTTGATGATTCCGCAAATGATCGCCATTGCAGTCATCATGTATTCGCAATCCCAGTAATGATCCTCTCTGCGATCGGGCCAAACTAATTCAAGTTTTTTGGTCCGATCGTTTACCCGTTCGATCTTAAATTGAGAATACACCTGTCGAATGTAATCATCAGGGGTGTCGGTCCCGATTTCCCAGGTGACACCTGCTTTGCCATCCCTGAAAAATGCCGTGATATCTTTCAACCGATAGGTTGCCAGCCGAAAGAATTGGCAGTCTTTAGCCTTTTTGTAAGACCACGTTGGACGAATCGAACTGTAAGGCTTCTGCACGTTGCCGATGGGCCGCCCTAATCGATCCCGCTTGACGTGTGAAAAATTGTATTCTTCCGATCCTTCAACAGCGAACCACCCGTATTCTGCACAGGCTGCAAACACCATTTCCTGCTGATGGGCTGCATCCACAAAAACGAATCGGTTTTCTATCCCGAACTGTTCCTGTAACAGCCTCAGATCATCGAAGGTTGCCACAGGGGCAGCGAATAGGAGTTTAGATGCTGCATCACCTTGCCAGCCCCGAACGATCGCCCTGAAGTCTTTTAACTGAACATCGATAGTTAGCCCCCGCATGATTTCACCTGGGAATTTTTCAGGTTTACGGGCATAGCTACTCAGCAGGTAAGGAAATTTGACTACTTCAGGGTTTTTGTCTGCTGGCATCTCTTCCCAGGGTTCCACTGCCACATCATTCAGGAACCTTTTTAAGGGTTCATAATCCCCGTTGTGGCGGGCCTGTTGAGCCTTCAACCAGTCAGTGATCAACTGGGCCCAGGTTGTCCAGGGGGGCAAAAATGCGTTGTACGTCCAGCTTGGATATGGGGCCCCAGGGTTGTGCGAAACATAATCGCCGTTGTCGATCAGGTTCATTCGATCGCTGGGTTCATCAAACCATTTGTGCCCGCAGGCAACGGGTTTGCCCGTGCTATCAACCGAGAGCGGGGTGGGGCATTCGTACCACCATTCATTGAGGGTGATGCCCGTTGCCAAATATCGGATGTTTTTGAATTTGTGTTGATGCAACTGTTCGCACCTGGGGCATCGGATGTGCCAGCAGTCCTGGGTGCCGCCCAGGAAGGCAACATGAATGGTGTCTCCGAACCGTTTAGGGGTGCTCATCCTCCAGATTTTCAGGTCAGCCTTTGATCGGGTGCGGGCTAGTGCATATTCAACCCGCCCGGGCAGATAATCTTTCTCTTCATCGATGATCAGGGTGCGAATCGGTTTGCCGCTGATTTCCGAAATCGATCCTGCATTTGCCAGAACGAACATGCCCGTTGGAAAATCGATTTCCAGGGTGGTGATAGCATTGCGGGCCGCGGGCAGCCTGCGTTGCATCGGTTCGCACAGATCCAGGCAAGGTTTGATGCGGGTTTTGTAGAAGTTTTTCGAAAACTTTTCGCTGGGTGTTACCCACATCAGGCTGGCTGGATCCTGATCGAACGTCCAAAAACAGCACAGGATGATTTTGGTGGTTTTCCCGCACTGGGTTGCCCCCATCTCAACGCCTTCTCGCACCCGGGGATCCCCGAATGCCAGCATGGGTGCGATCAAGAATTTGCAAACCCGCGGGTTAAACAGGCCCTTTGCCGATGCATTAGGATCGAAATAGAAATATTTCGCACCCCAAGTGACTGGATCGATGAACATTCAGGTTTTTTTCATTGCCTGATAGCCAGCCCCTAATTCCCGGGCTCGTTTCCGTAATTTTTGTACATCCTTCAACCTGGGTGGCGGGCCAGTGTAATGAGCCTTGCCAGTGAATAGCTTTTGCCAGAAAGATTGCCATAGCAGCCTTCTGCGTTTGCGCTGGGCCGCCCTAGTCAATAGTCGATCCAGAACCCAGGGCCGAAACAGGGGATCCTTCATTTGCTCCATTCTCGCCAACTGCGGCAGGGCACTAGGGTGACAGCAAGGGCAAACAGGATCACTCCCGCCCAAATTATTGCGTTCAGTATTTTCATAAATTGGTGGGAACGTTCCATGCTTCGATCACCTGGGCTGCCGCCCAGGGCGGGATAGGGCTGTTAGTTTGCAAACTGGTTTTGACTGCCATGTGCAGGATCCCCTTGAACCGTTCAACGGCATACAGTTTGAATTCGCCCAGGTCTTTAATCCCCATCAGCGATCGGGATTCGGACGATAAGAACTGGGCAAAAGCGATCCGCAACCATTCGGCTATGTGCAGGCTGATGGCTTCTGCCTGCTTTTTCGGAACCTGTTCTTCAGCGTTCCTTCGTTCGGTTTCCACTGCTAGATCAAGCCTGCGTAATGTCTCACTTGATCGAAGGTAGAACTCCTGGGCTGCCTTCACCTGAAAGGCATTGCCGTGTTCGATCGCCCGCATCAAACGGGCACTGGCCCGTTCTTCAATCTCTTCCAGCCGCGCCAGGGCTGCCGCGGCACCCCGCTTGCCGATCGGGCCTAGTTCGATGGTGTTTAGATCGGGTTCGGGTTCGGGTTCGATCGCAGGCACCCCTGCGGGCGGGGGGTTATCCTTTTTGGGTTTGCGAATCGTGTTCGGGTTCTGCCGCAGTTTGTTGCCCTGCAGAAATACGTTGATGCTGGCAGGGTTGTTTAGATCGCACCCCTGCTTTGCCCATCGTCTGATGGTATTGGTGGTTTTCCCCGTTTCATATGCCACCCGTTTGATCTGTTCGGCATCAGCCATTTACTTTTTCCGATAGTAGGTGATCACCACCCCCGCCAGGAATAGAGCCGATATCAGTATGCAGACATCGATCAACCACCTAAAGATCATCGCGGGCATTAACCACTACCTGGGCTGCAGCTTCCCATGCCGTCTGCAGTTCGGGGGCTTGATCGTCCCACTGCGGCAGCGGGGTGCCGTTAAACGATTCCCAGTTGCGATCGTCGCAGTATGCCTCATACGCCACTTGCCCGAGCGGTTTTGGTGGTTCGTCTCCAAACATTGGCCCGCCCATCGGTGAAACTAGTTTCATTGATTTTTCTTCCTGTCAGCCACCGTGCCCGCACCCTGCCAAACAGAACGAATCGAATTCGATATGGATGACGCAGGATCCCTGACTTTTTACGGTTTTTGCGTAAATAACAGCGATATGAAATGTTTTAACTAAACGCATAAAAAGAAGGGTCATTGCCGGAAC